CACAAACTCGCGCCCCTTTATTAATCGAACAGGTGTTCGTTAAAAAGGCCGAGGCGTTCCCCCACGGACTCCCCCCAAAAGCGCGAATGCGCTCGTAAACTCGCGCTCATCATTCGCTGAAAAGATTTCGTGGTCGCCGTGCGACCCCAGTTCTTATAATACCTGGCGGTATATATATACACTATCGCATTAAATTATTTTTTCAGTATTTACGGGATGCCTAGTACTAAATGTCCGTTTTATACATATAAATCCGTGACTTGTATCACATTTGCTATATTATAGCGTTCGGATTTCCGTTTTGAACGGGTTAGTATATATAGACGAACGACTCCTACAGAGTGAGTCTATCTTGATGTGAGTGGGTGGCTGAGACAGCCGAAACGATAGTGTAGGCTGGCTTGATGCCAGCCACGAACCGAGGGGTTAGCGAGGCTCGCACAGGCGAGCCGAGCGATAAAGGGGAGTTTTATACAAGGGGTTTAATGGAGGGGTTATCATGGCTGCTAAAGGCGGTAAAGAGCACCACAATGTAGTCGCTCTCAGAGAGGCAAAGGCAAAGGTTTTAGATTTTGTCCGCCAAGGTTTAGATATTACAGATGCATTAGCAAGGGCTGAACGTAAGCCAGATGTCATGAAGGACTGGCGCAAAGACCCAGCCTTTATGAAAGAACTTGAGAAGGCCAGGGCAGAGGGTGAAAAGACCCTCAGTATAGTCACAGGGGATGCCAAGTTCAAAATTGGCTTTGAGGAGTTCAGCCGTGAGTTTCTTGACTCGCCGATTTTCGCACATCACAGGTCATGGATTGACGTGCTTGAGGGAAGAGAACCTTCCTACATTCACTCGTCGATGGTCTATGACCCTGCATCTAAAAAGCGTCTGCTTATCAACGTCCCCCCAGAGCATGCCAAGTCTACGGTCATCACAGTCAACTATTGTGTCTACCGAATTGCCATGGATCCTAATATCAAGATCACCATCGTTTCCAAGACTCAGGAACGCGCTAAGGAATATCTTTACTCGATCAAGCAACGGCTAAGCCACGAACGCTGGTCGAAGTTACAGGCAGTCTATGGGTCTGCAGGGGGTTGGAAAGAGGATGCGGATACTTGGAAGGCTGATCGCATTTACCTGTCTCGTGATTCTACCGAAAAGGATCCGACGGTGCAAGCGCTCGGAATTGGTGGCCAGATTACTGGCGCCCGTTCAAACCTCATCATCCTGGACGACGTTGTTACGACTTCAAACGCGCATGAGTGGGAGAAGCAACTCCTCTGGCTCCAGCGAGATGTAGTCACCCGTCTGGGTGATAACGGTAAGTTGCTGATCGTAGGCACACGTATTGCCGCTAACGACCTCTATCGAGAGATTAGAAACCCTGAGCACTGGACTGGTGGCAAGTCACCGTTCACATACCTTTCAATGCCAGCAGTACTTGAGTTCGCAGATAAGCCAGAGAACTGGGTTACTCTGTGGCCTAAAGCACATATTCCTTGGGAGGGCTCAGATGAAGACATTCTTCCAGATGAAGATGGGCTCTACCCTAAGTGGGACGGCGGCGCATTGTTCCGTCGGCGTAGCGAAGTCAGCCCTAGCGCCTGGGCGCTGGTATATCAGCAGCAAGACGTACAAGAAGACTCAATCTTTGCCCCTGTCTGTGTACAAGGTTCGATCAACAGGATGCGAAAGCGTGGCCCCCTAAAGGCTGGTAGCGCTGGACATCCTACTGAAAAGGGATCTTGGTACACCATCATGGGTCTAGACCCTGCTATGACTGGTAATACAGCAGCAGTAATCATGACAGTAGATCGCTATAGTCGCAAAAGGTATATCCTTGATGTCGAAAATATGTTTGATCCTACTCCTCAGAAGATCCAGAAGTTGATTCAGGACTGGATTGAGAAGTACAGACCCAATGAATTAAGAATTGAAACCAACGCTCATCAGAAGGCATACGCTTTGGATGATGATCTACGCCAGTTCCTAGCCTCTACAGGAGTTCGCTTCTCGAGTCAGTTCACTGGTAAGAACAAATGGGATACACAGTTCGGTGTAGCCTCTATGTCAGGTCTCTTTGGGACTATGCGTGGCACTTCTTTTAATAACGACAACCTCATAGAACTTCCAGCAGTGGAAGGTTCGGAGGGCATTAAGGCTCTGATCCAGCAATTAATAACCTGGGAGCCTAATACTAAAGGCAAGACTGACTGTGTGATGGCGCTCTGGTTCTGTGAACTACGCGCCAAAGAAGTTATCTCAATCGGTAGAACTAATCAGAGCCATATACCCAACAAGTGGGCAACTCGTAAACAACAACAAGAACGCTATGTACTCAATGTCAATGACTATGAGTTTGGTGAGGAACAGGAATAACGATGGCATTAGATATTGAAAGAATTGCTAAGCGCGTTGAGAATCTCAAGCGCTTGCATTCTGATCGTGACTCTCGTATGGCCCAGATTCAGGCTGTCCGTAAGGGTCAGATCGCTAGCATCTTTCCAGACTTGTTCCCTGAGGGACTTCCATACTCAATGGTTGCTAACTTTATCGACGTTGCAGCCCGTGATCTTGCAGAAGTTCTAGCACCACTACCATCATTTAACTGTGGCGCAGTCAAGGTTACAGATGCCAAGGCTCGTAAGTTTGCTGATAAGCGCAGCATGATTGCCAACAACTATGTCGCAAACTCACGCCTCCAGTCACAGATGTACTGGGGTGCAGACTGGTACTTCTCATACGGATTCTTGCCAATCCACGTAGAGCCAGATTTTGATGGAGATATCCCTTTCATCCGCGTCGAAGATCCAATGGGATCTTACCCAGAGTTTGATCGTTTTGGACGTTGCGTAGCATATGCTAAGCGTTACAAGAAGACATCTAACGAACTTGCACATGAGTTCCCAGAGTTTGCAAGCAACATTCTTGGTCGCTTTGGTGAAAACACAGGCAATGATATTGAACTTATCAAGTATATGGATAAAGACCAGACAGTTCTTTTCCTACCTAACAACAATAATTTAATTCTTAGTACCGTAAAGAATCCTCTTGGCAAGATGACTGTGCGTATTGCACGTCGTCCTGGCATTGATGATGAACCACGCGGACAATTTGATGACGTGATCTATGTACAAATGGCTCGCGCACGTTTCGCTAACTTGGCAATGGAAGCGGCTGAAAAGTCAATTCAAGCGCCACTTGTTGTACCTAGCGATGTATTAGACCTTCCTATGGGTCCTGATGCAGTTATCCGTACAACTCAACCACAAGGTGTCGGGCGCGTCCGTTTGGACGTTCCCGCTGCTGCTTTCCAGGAGCAATCAGCACTCCAATCAGAATTACGACTTGGTGCTCGATATCCTGAGGGCAGAACTGGAAACATTGACGCAAGTATTATTACTGGTCAAGGTGTCCAGGCGCTACTTGGTGCTTTCGACTCTCAGATCAAGGCTGGTCAAACCATCCTTGCTGAGGTGTTCGAGGATGTACTTCAATTAGCGTTTGAGATGGATGAAGTTCTTTTCGACAAGGAAAAGAGCGTTAGAGGAACAGCACAGGGTACGCCGTACGAGTTAAAGTACATGCCAAGCAAGGATATAAATGGCGACACTTCTATTGAAGTTCGTTATGGCTTGATGGCTGGATTAGACCCTTCACGTGCATTGATCTTCTCGCTACAAGCACTAGGTGCAGACCTTGTATCCAAAGACTTTATTCGTCGAGAACTACCATGGAATGTTAATACAACCATGGAAGAAACACGCATTACTGTAGAAAAAATGCAAGAGAATCTCACTCAAGCCATTACAGCAACTGCACAAGCAATTCCTGCAATGGCAGCACAAGGACAAGATCCTTCACCGCTTATTAAGAATATTGCAGATGTGATTGATCGCATCACTCGGGGAGAAAACATACAGGATGCTGCGTTGGCAGTGTTCACGCCGCCTCAACAGCCTGAACAACCAGCACAGCCAGAGATGGCTCCACCAGGCACACAAGGCCCAGTTGAGCAGGCTCCCCAATCCCCAGCCGCTCCTGGACAACCTTCTGGTGGAGTCCCTCAACAAGCAGCGCCCCAACAAGATTTAGCAACTATGTTAGCAGGACTAGGAGGATAAGATGACAGCGCGTAAGAAACCAGTCAAGAAGACAGCAGTACGGACTGTACGCGATGAATCTTATTCAAAATTAGAACTGTATTGCATTGCAATGCATGAGTATTACAAAGCACTACGCGTCGCAGGATTTCCTACAGACGTATGCATGACAGTTATGATGGATCGCAGTTCATGGCCTGATTGGATGATGCCAGAGGGCATTCCAAACAAGATAGATCCACTCGAGTATATTGATGACGAAGATGAGGACTAAAAATGTCAAATATTGCACCTATATCAGGAGTCGGAAAGAACGCTAAGCGTACTGACCGTGGCATGGTCCAAAAGATTCAGCGTAACGCTAAGATCCAAAATGCATCAGGCGGAGCATACGGACAACGTGCAGAGATGCAGAGTATTGCATCAGGAGCAGCAACTGGACCTACAGGAAGTGCTGCAAGCGCACAGATACCAATGCCACAAGGTAATCCATTGGCTGCATCAGTTCCTTCTGTCGGAGCATTTGCTCCAGGACAAGAAGATGTTCCACTATCAGAAGGCTCACCATACGGTCCTGGTGCTGGAGCAGAAGTTTTGCAAACACCCGCAGATTCAATTGACCAAGGTGCTATCTTGGCACGTGCTATGTATTCAATGAATCCTACTCCCCAACTTCGTAGAATTGTAGAAGCATATAACGAAATGGGTATTTAGTGGCTGATCCAACAGTACCTACACTTTCATCTGCGGCACAGAGTCTTTATGCTAATAAACGAGATACGATTGCTCGCAATGTTGCTATGGCAACTGCCAATCTTACTCCAGATAAATATAATACTTTTTCTTCTATCTCGTCTAAATATCCAGGTCTATCTAAAGATCTAGTAATGGCTATGACCCAACAGGGTCTTACTGTCGATACTCCTGGAATTGGCAAGATTGTATCTATGGATGGCATTGCCCAACTCAAGGCAGATACGCAAAACATAAAAGACATTAAGAGCAGCGTTAAAGCCGATAAAGGTCTTCTTGGTAATATTACCGATGCATGGCAAAATTATGTTTATGATCCACTTAAAGGTGTTGTACGCGTAGGATTTGCAGCATTACGTCTACCTTATGATATGCTTACTACATTAAACCGTAACGCATTAGCAGTTACTCGTGGAGAAGATATCTCAAGAGGACAGATTTTTAAGGATGCTACAGGTATTCTATCTGAGTCATCTTACTTTGGTTCACTTCTTAGAAACTGGTCAGACCAGGGTTCTGGATTCTTTATTACACCAGAGACAGGTGCTGGTAAAGCACAGGCAGAAGCCATGTCTAAGTATGGAAAAATCTATGGCCAGTCTTTTACACTTGGACGTAACTTTGCTCAGATCATTAGTGATGGCCCAGATTCAACGGCTTATAAGATTACTTCTGGTATTGTTGATGCAAGTCTTAACCTTGCACTTGATCCATCTGTATATTTTGGTCCAGGCGCTATTGGAAAAGTTGCACGTGGTGGCAAAGCACTTAAAGAAGCAAAAGATATTGCTAGACCTTTCTCTGAGACCGGGCTTCTAGAAGAGTCACAACGCCTTACAAAAGAAGTTTTGAAAGACGCTAAGAAGCAAAAGAAGATGATAGATGGCATTGTCAAGCGTTCTACAGATAAGTTCTTAAAAGAAACTCAAGAATTTCAAGAAATTGAAAAGGTAAAGATCGAGGCACTTTCTGGAACAGCAAAGAAGTTACTTGCTACAGAGACAGATGCACTAGGAAACCTTGCTACTGATGCAACTGCTAAGGCTACCCTATCAACAGACAACATTACTAAATTTTTTATTACACATCCAGGTACTCAGTCTGGCGATTTAGTCAAGGGAATTGACCGACTTGCTGCAGATTATAAAAATACTGGTAACTTTTTTGATGGCTATATTGTTCTTGACGAAGTTCCAGCACCAGGAAACATTTCAATTGGCGCACATGACCTAGATGAATACTTTGTCACAGCAATTGGCGAGCAACCTTTCAAACTTTTAGATCTAGCAGATGATTTTGCTGCTGCAACACCTAAAGTTAAGCAGGCAGAAGCAGCAAGACGTGCTATGTTGCTTGATGCAATTGATGGACATGCTGCAGATTTTACTAAATCACCATCAACCCGTGAAGTTTTTGACCAGATTGCCCGTGCAATTAAGGCAGATAGTGCAGAAGCAGGCGGACCTGTAGGAGCATTGTACTTCTCAGAGGGTGCTGAGACTATGGGCGCTCTTATTGGACGTTTCTTGGAAGCCAAGAATCCACAGGCTATGTCAATTCTTAACGATGAGATCATGCGTATCTGGCAAGTTGACGGATTTTCGAACATCCGTTCGATTTATGGTGCAACTGGTGGAGTTGTTATTGCCAACGGAAAACGTATCGCAGCATCTAAGGCTCAAATTGCTATTGCTGCATCAGAGATTGCTGATCCAACCAACTTAGGCCCAAATGTAGCCAAGTTGATGGAGTCAATTAAGCCTACAGACCAGGCTTTGATGGAAGCAGAAGAACGTGCAGCCAATGCTGCTGATGATTTGATTAAACTTGAACAGCAAATTAAAGACGTTAAGTTATTCCGTCAGTATGCAGATCAAGATCCAGAACTTCTTGCTAAGATTGCTAACGATCCAGAGTATGCTGGTCTTGATAAGTTAATTAATCTTAATACACGTATTGGTGAGAAAGAGTTACTTCTATCAGATAGAGAACTTCTCAAGGAATACTACTATGCTCGACTAGGTATTACCGATAACTTTGGTGGACAGGTAACTGGAGACTTTAAGAAGGCTCTAAGTTTTCTCCTTGGTCGTCGTTTTCAGGAAATTGCTAAGGTAGTTGCTGACGAAACAGACGCATATAAGATTCACAACTTCTTTGGCAAGAAATTAGATTCTGAAATGGTCACAGCGCTTACAGCAGCAAAAACCACAGATGATGTATACAGAGTATTTCTAGGACATCTAGGCGCAGAAGCAACAGATCCAAAAATATTTAGATCTGCATCATTGCGTGTTAGGGCTGGACAGATGACAGCCAATCCATTGGCTCGTCTGGTAGATCCAGTAAGCCTTGTACCACTACGATTTGCAGAGACTATTGAACGCAGTTTCAGCCGTTACTTTGTTCGCTCTACAACACTACAACTTGGTGATACAACACGCCTTGTAAATGGTTTTGAGGACTGGGTAAGTTCAGCACAGGTAAAAACAATGCTTGGTCGTGCTGCACAGAATGATATCATTGAAAGAACACAGAGAGCACTCTTTGCTGCTACATCACCTCAAGAACGCGGAGCCATTATTGAAAAGGCTAGCGCTGAGATTATAGATAAAATTGCTATTAAGGTTGGCCTTGATGAAGCAGAACGCAAAGTTTTAGAAGGCGTACTTAGAGTAGGCAGCCGTGAAAAGAATGAAGTTACAGCATACAGCATTGGAAAAACATTAGACAATGCAACACCTGAAATCATTCTTCCTGGAATTGATAATCCAGTGCAACTTCCTGGTGCTATCCATGAATTCCAGTTATTGCAGGATGTAATTCACCTTCCAGATACAAAAGAGATACTAAAAGCCTTTAATAAGTTCCAAGTTAACAAACTTTATGGTAAAGCAAAGGCAGGACGTGTTCTTGCAGAAGAAATGGGAGATATCTGGCGTACAACCCAGTTAGTATTCCGTATCTCATATATCTGGCGAAACATTGCAGAAATGCAGATGCGTCAGATGTTCTCTGGCCATGCTAGCATGTTTAGCCACCCATTACAGTTTGCTGCTATGGTTATGGCTAACCCAGCAACTCGTAGAGGTCGCGCAGCACAGCGCATTGCTAGATATCAGAACGATCTAGAGGGTAATATATTTAAGAACGCAGAGGCCGAGGGAGAACTCCTAGAGGCTGTGCGTCAATATCAAGTATATGCACACCGCATGATCTCTGTATCTGATTACACCAAGAATGGTTCATCTGAGATTTACAAGTACTATCGTGTAATTGACTCAAAAGACGAAGAATTCTTCAAGGGTTTAGCGTACACAGTTAATCGTTTTGCTAGCGATAAACTTAATCCAGATGTTGCTAGATTGGTTATCAGTGGAGATGAAGTAGCCAAACGAGCATATGTTGATGATCTAATCAAGAACTTTGATGAGCAAGATAGCATTATCCGCGATTACACTCTAGGTGCATTCGAGAGAAATACAGCGATTAAAACTATCTTCCTAAGAGATCCTTCTCTTCCTGCTACAAAAGATAACCTATCTCCAGAAAAGATATTTGCATTCTTCTTTGATGAGGCACAAGAGCATACTCTTGCAGGACAGATCAAGGCTCTATCAGGAAATGGACCAAAGTCCTACCTGCTTATGGATCTTATTGCATCAGGAGATAAAGGTATTACATTTGTAAATGATGCTGGAAAGACTGTCCGTATTGTTCCACCATGGCGACAGGGTATTAAGTCTGAAAAAGAACTTGCTGCCGAAGAAAAAGCATTCATGGAAGTACTCAAGAGAAACTTTACCCCAGAAGATTTAGATGGTGCTCGCGTACTTATTGGTAGAACTAGCGGTTCTGCTCCTGCAAGTCTTCCTGTTCTATCCAGTTGGGTTGATAAGTTCTTTGAATATGCAGCACGACTTGAGTCTAAGTATAATTTTGGACCAGAATATACAATGGCATACTGGGACTTTGTTGGACGCTACACTAGAATGCTTAGCACAGACGATCTAAAGTATGTACAGAAGCAGGCTCAAAAGGCTCTTGCTCCTATTCGCATGGGCAGCAAAGTAGTTGGAGCAAAGCATCCAACGCTACGTATCATTGACTCTGAACTAAAGATGCGTCTCAAGAACCCTGATTATGTTCATAAGGGTGGCGCTGCATGGCAGACAATTCATCAGATGTCAGCACGTGAGGCTGCTACTTATACAAAAGAATTGTTCTATGATGCTTCTCGTCAGCGTCAGTGGGCTCAGGCAAACCGCTTAATTGCACCATTTGCTCAAGCACAGGCTAATACAATTATTAAATGGGGTAAGTTATACACTTCTAACCCTGTTCCAGCATATAGATTCTTTAAGGCATTTGATGCTCTCAATAAGCAGGGCTCAAACGTTATCTATGATGCCACTGGTATGACATACGATGACCAGCAAGGATTCTTCTACAAAGAAGAAGGATCTAATAAGAAGAAGTTTAAGATTCCTTTGGCTGGAAGTATCCTTGGTGCTATTGCTGGTCAGAACATAGACACAGCACAGGCACTGCAGATTACAGCACCTGTACAGTCACTTAACCTAGCCTTTGGTCAGGTTAATCCACTTGTACCTGGCATTGGTCCAGCAGGACAACTTCTCTATACCGTTAGTGGTAAGAGCCAGACATTTGGACCTATGTATCAGGTGCTACGTGACATGATTACACCTTACGGAGATCCACAAAGTATTGAAGATATTGTTTTTCCAGCATGGATGAAGAAAACAGTTCTATATGCTGTGGGAAATACTACTCAAGTTCAGCGTGATGTAAAAGAATGGGCAGCATATCTGGCATCTACTGGCAAGTATGGAGATAATCCATTTGCTAGCGATGCTGAGCGTACACGTCTATTCCATGATGCAGAGTCACTTGCTAAGGGCGTAGGGCTTGCAACAGCCATATTCCAAAGCATCTCTCCAGCAACACCATCTACAGAGGTTCTATCTAAGATAAAGAACCCTACAAATAAAATGAACTTTATGACCAATACTTTGCTATATGCACAGTGGCAGAAGATTCTAGACAGATATCCAGGCGAATATGGCAAGGCTGTAGTAGCGTTTGCTGATACCTTTGGTGATAGAAACCTACTTATTGCACTAGGCGGTAGCACAACTGCTGTGCGTGGTACAGATGATGCATGGACATGGTTGAATAATAATCCAACTGCAGCAGATAAGTATGCCCGTAACCCAGGAGATATTGTTCCATTCTTCTTTCCAGGCGGAAACTACTCATTAAAGTATTACAACTGGCAGAAAATATCAGGTGCTCGTCGTAGTCTATCTGTCCAAGAAATGGCAAACGAAGCCGAAGGCATGGTTTACTCCATGGCTAAGGATCGTATCCAGGAAGAACAGATTGCTAATAACTATCCCAACTTCTGGTATGTGGAAAAGATTGCCGAACTAGACAAGCAATTTGGTGCTCGTCCACCAGATACTGTTGTCACTCAGACAGCAGGAGAAAAGATTGCTCGTATTGGTCAGGCTCTTGAAGATAAGGCTTTTGAACAGTCGCCAGTCTATAAAGAAATCTCTGAGTTCTATCCAATGTATCAAGAGTTCCAAGCACTTCTGAACAAAGGAAAAGTTAGCAACTACGCAGAGTTAAAAGGTAGTAGCGGTTACGCAACTATCCTGCGCAATAACCTTATTGCAAAAGCACAGGAACTAATGGAAAGAAACCCAGCGTTTAACCGTATGTACTACGGCGTATTTGCTGGACAACTGGAAGGTTAAAAATGGCAGATCCAAAGAACACACCACCTGTTAGTTCGGCATTTGCTAGCATTAGCGACCAGATTGGTGCTAATCGTTATACTAATCCAAATGATCCATATCTAAAGTTTATTAACTCTTCATCAGATGCTATTGCCAAGGGTACTGCATTCCAGGAGATCTATCGTGGTCTTGCTACTCAGGCAGCGCCAGCAGGTTCTAAGCAAGGTAATATGTTTGATTACCTACAGACCCTTCTGCGTTCAACTGGTGCATCAAAGGGTACAACCGCAATTGGTATTATTGATCCAAAGGACATCTCTGCACTAGAGACAGTCCTTGGAGCAGCCATTGGTCAGAATGCTGACATTATCCCATACCTGCAGTCTATTGCTGCATCTGGTGGTTTTAAGGGTACTGGCGGTGCAATCAAGCAACCTGATACTACTACAAAGTACAACCGTCAGATATCTGTAGCGCTACAGTACAAAGATGCCACAGATGCTAAGAATGCTTTTAACAATGCACACTTTACAGCGTTTGGTTCATACCCAAAGGTAGAATTGATTGACTCATTCCAGAAGGCTTGGAACAAAGAAGTTGATGCACAGAAGGCTACTACAACTAGCGCTGGTGTAACAAAATTTGCACCAGTTCCTGATAAGACAAAGCCAATCATTGATCCAAAGACTAAGCAGCCTAAATTGGGTCAAGATGGCAAGCCTATGTACCAGCAACTCAAGAACAAAGATGGCGTCTTACAGTATGAGGCAACAACTACGACTACAACAAAGTCAACTGGTGAAGGATTTACTGCAGATGAGCAGCAACAGTTCTTGGCTGAGTACCTTGTTACAAACTTCCCAGATGAAGGATTTGATCCAGCAACTCTAGGTGGCGCTGCTAAGGCTATCTACAACGATATTATGGTTACACACAAGAACAACTTTGATACTATGCCTACCCTAGATAAGGTAATGCCAGTCATTAAGTCAGTCATTGGAAATGCTGATGCTAACGTAGCAAAGGCAGCCCTTGACAAGTACAAGGAAGATATTCGTACAAAGACAGCAGGCAAGTATATGGGTATTGCAGACTATGTAAATGCTGGCGAAGATGCCAACAAATACATCCAGCCACTCATTGCATCTGCATCTAACTTCTTAGAATCTGATGTATCTATCAATGATCCATTCATTAAGAAGGCGCTTAACTTTAAGGGTGAAGATGGCACATACCGCCTTATGAATGAATACGAACTAAGTCAGGCACTTATGAGTGATCCACGCTATGGAAAAACATCTAAGGCAAAGAACGAGGCTATTAACTTAGGCCAAACACTTGCTAGCAGGTTAGGACGATAATGGCTACTAAAGCACAGATTGCTAAAACACAGGCTGCTCTTGCAAAGTCACAGGCTGATCTTGCAAAGGCTGCAAAAAATGTAGCAACACCAGCAACATCTGAGACTCCCGTTAATAAGTCTTTGACACCAGACTGGCTAGCAATAGTAGCGCCAGGATATAGCACAGCATCTGCTCCTGAAACTCAGTTTATTTATAATACCATGGGCGAAGCAGTTGAGATTTATACAACAGGACCACTGTCTGGCCGTGGTGTAGATACAGGTGATATTGTTATTCAAGGTCAGAAACCATTAGATGTAATGTCACAAAGAGGTTTCTTTGGACAGAATATCAGAGATGTGTCTCTACCTAAGCCTGTAGTTACTACTCCTGCTCCTGAGACACCTGCAGGAAATATACCAACACCTGTTCCAGATACTAATACTACGGTTCTTAAAGCACAACTCAAGTCTATGGGATTTAGTTCTACAGTTATTGATAACTCTTCATCATATCTATCAAGCATTTTAAGAGAACTTGATGGAGATATTGATAATGCAATAGAAGTATTTTTGAATACAAAGGACTACACCACTAAGGCTGGAGTTAAGTTGGAGTCTCCTTTCTACAAGGAGTATGGCTACCTCAATGAGGGTCTAACAACTACTAAGACAGCCTCTGAACTTTATAATGCTGTAGAAGGCTACCGTGAAGTAATCAATAGATACGGATTAGACAAAAAGTTTGTATCACAAGATTCAATGAAAGACTATGTAAAGAATGCTGTATCAGTTAAGGCACTTGATGAGCGAGCAAACATGGCTCGTCTCAAGGCTATCAATGCTGATCCTGTATATACAGATACACTCCAGAAACTTGGATATATCGGTTCATCTACAGATCTCACAGACTTCTTCCTAGATCCAAAGATCGGTCAGCAGAAACTTGAGCAGAATCGTAACACAGCAGCATTTGCAGCAGAGGCTATCCGCCGTGCTAAGACTGGTGTTCAGTTTGATAAGGCTCGTTTTGAAAAGATATCAGCAGAGTTGGCTTCTAAGGGTTTAACAGAAGCACAGATTAGTCAGACTGCTGGACAAGGATTTGAGACTATCTCTCAGACACTGCAGCCTCTTACAAAACTAGAACAGATTTATGGAGTTGGAATTGATCAGAATGCAATTCAAACTCAACTAGAAGCAGAACAGTTCCAAGGTTTAGAGTCTCAACTTCGTGCTCGTCGTAAACAGCAAGAAGAACTTGCCTTCCAGCGCAAGTCAGGCACTATTGGTGCTAGCCGTGGTTCAGGTGGTTCTCTAGGATCAAGTTCCGCACTCGGAATAGTATAAAAAGAATTCCATTGGACCTATCGGCCCCAATGGTGTATAAGACCGATAGTACGAGCCAACTTGGAGCCCCTTCCAATCTTGAGGCGTACGCCAACTACTAACAAGGGAGAGGTTGCTATGAGCAACAACCGCGACAACATCAACTGGGATATCGAAGACGAAGATGACG